CACTCGGTAAGTTCTTTTATGACCTTTCCAAATTGTCTTTCGCGGCATTAGTGATAGGGAGCGTTGCGTCGGTTGTTATAAATAAGGATAACATTGATTCTTATATTATCATGTCAATCGGGGCGTTTGTTACTTACATATTTGCTTATATTGGGTATAAAATAATAAAGTAAAATAGTATGGGAGCATTAATAGGATTATTCTGCATAATGGCAGTTGTAGGATCAGCCATAGCGATTTGGCTTAATACTAAGTCTGGTAAAAAGTGGTTGGAAAGCCTTTAA